TGCCGACTTGCGCTCTGCCGACTTAAGCTATGCCAACTTGCGCTCTGCCGACTTAAGCTCTGCCGACTTGCGCTCTGCCGACTTGCGCTCTACCGACTTGAGCTATGCCGACTTGAGCTATGCCGACTTGCGCTCTGCCGACTTGCGCTCTGCCAACTTGCGCTATGCCGACTTGCGCTCTGCCGACTTGAGCTATGCCGACTTGCGCTCTG